GTAGTGGTAGCCCAGCGTCTCTAGGATCTTCGCGAATACGTCGGGGTGGCAGAGGCCACGCCATACGGCGACTTGGCGCATCTGGCTGTCGAGGATCTGGGCGACACTCGGGTCCCCATCTTTCCTGCCCTTGATGCCCTGGCGCAGGCCCATGCCCACGTCGGCGCCGATAACGTATGTCTCTGATGGATCGAGCTGCCGGTAGACCTTCAGTTCACCGCGGGCGTGCTCACGCAACACTCGCAGCGGCAGAGGCCGGCCGTTCTTCTCGTCGAATGTCTCTTCGACGGCCATCATTGTCAGCGGGGCCTTCGGTGTTCGGAGGCGCTCGGTGACGTACTCGTTGTTGAAGATTGGGCGGCCGGTCGAGAGGAACGCCTCTTCGGCGGTCGCCGGGTATTCTTGCTTGAACAGGTCGAGCCCGTTCGTTGCCACCTTCTTACGACGCCAGTAAAGTTGGTCGTTGGAGGTGAGCCCTTTATCGGAGAACGCCTTGATCAGGTCCTCTTCTTCGGGCGTCCGCTGGAAGTCAGCAGTTGCTTGGTCTCGGTACTCGTCGCTCTCGAACCACGCAGAGAAGAACAGTTCGTAGCCGTTCCAGTCCGTGTCTCCGGGGGTCTTATCGGCACCCTGGGCCATGTCGTAGAACTTGCCGGTCACACCTTGCGCGGTGCTCTCCAGAAAGATGAACGTGCCGGGCTCGTCGGGGATTGCCTGGACTAGACCGTTGAAGTTGGTGTTCGCGAACGCCACAGGCCAGAACGCGACCTCGGAGAGGTGCGCGAAGGTGAGCGTTTCACCGCGAGCAACACCGCGGCCACCAGCAGTCGCAACACGAAGTCCGCTATCAAGCTTGTCAAAGACCAGCTCTGAGCGTGAGGAATACTTCGTCGAAGGGCGTACGATGTCGGGGACGTTGTCATGGATGCGCCGGTACATGTCGAAGAGCGTCGTCGTGCTCTCGGCCTCGTGGGCCATGACGAGACCCTTCTGGGCCTTGCGCTGCGACAGCCACCAATACTGGAGGGCTGAGATGACGGTGGAGAGGCCCTGCTGGCGCGCTTTGAGCACGACCATGCGCACGCGGCCGGTGCGCTGCAGCTGGGCAATGACGCGTTCTGAGAAGCGCTGCTGCACGCGATTGAGAACGAGCGGGGCAATCTTACCCTGCTTCGTCCTGATCTTGATGCAGTGCTTGGCGTAGAACGCGAAGTCTTCGTAGAGCCGCTTGCGAGCCTTCTTCTGGCTCTCAGTCAGCTCGTCAGTCATCGCCGCGGATGATCTCGTCGAGGAAGTCCTCGGCCTTGTTGAGCGTCAGCTTGGACTTGCTCTCGGGCTTCGACTTCGTGAACGCCAGAACGGTGTTGATGTATTGGATCTTGGTCTTCTTATCGCCGGGGCCGACCGCATACAGGAAGGCTTCCCGCAGGGCGGCCTTGGCCATACCGTCTTCGGTCGACGGGACCGTCACGGTTTCAACCTTGCCGTCTTCGGTGGCAAGCAGCACGACTTCGTCGCGCGGCAGTTCGCCTTTGTCTTCCATGATTTTGATAAACCTATCGGCTAGTTCGTTGGCGCGGTCCCATAGGGGCTGCACAGATGCGCGGGTGTGACCCCAGGGGATCCCCGCGTTGGAGTATTTCTCGGGATTGGCCTTGAGGTCTGCGATGCGGTCTTCGTCGCGCTTCTTCATGCGCTCACGAAACTCCGGGTCCTGCCACTTCTCCTTCTGGAGAGCACTGATGTCGGGACGCGGGCGGCAACGCTTGTCTACTCGGCCGAAGAGGGGGATCTTCTTGATCTTGACCCCCCTCACGATTTTGTTCGTCATTCTTTCCAAAGCTTCAGCAGTGGAGCCACGGCGGCGTGGACGGCCTTCTTGGTCGAAGGGTCCATCTTGGATGTCCAATGCGCGAGGTGGCGCTGGACTTCCGACTGGCTGTGGCTGTGGTCCATCTGGTGATAGAGCTTGCCCAGCGCAGAGCTGTCGACGTCGTTGGCTTCGTTGGCGATGTCCTCAAGCCGGTTGCGCAGCGTCGAACGTCGGAACTGGATGTTCTGAGCGTACTTCTTCTGCAGACCTGGGGCGTAATCAGCCACCTCACGTGCTGACACCTGCTCGTCACTGAGGCCCTTGCGGGTCAGTAGCTCGTCGGGGATCGGCGCGTAGGCCTTCTCGGCTTGCGGTGCGGCCTTCGGCGCCTCAGGGTCGGCCTTGGGCTGCGCGGTGGCTTTCAGCTTGGCGGCGGCGAGCTTGGCCGCTTCCTTGGCATGCGCCAGCTCGGCCTTAGCCACTTCGCGCTGCTTCACCTGTTCGGCTTTGACAGCGGCAGCATCAGCCTTCACCTTGGCGCGTTCGGCCAAGGCCGTCGCACGTTCGGTGGCGGACTGCGCCTTAGCAGCGTCACGGGCCTGGGCCTTGTCGGCGGCGGCCTGATCCTTCTGGGCTTTGACTTCAGCGGCTGCTGCCGCCTCTGCCTCGGGATCGCGCGTCAACGCGGCGAGGGCCTTTGATGCACTCACGAGCTGCGAAGCGCGCTTGCCGATCTGCGGGTTCTGCGTGACGTCGAGCGGAGCGCCTTCCACTGCGGGAGACGGCAGCTGAGCGACAGCGGCCCGAGCCTGCTCCTTCTGCCGCATTTCCTGCACCACAGCAGCGCCACCCATAAGGTTCTTCGCGGACTTCGTGATGGAGGACGGCAGGTTGAGCGGGTCGATCTGCGGCTCGGGCTTCGGAGCCGCGGGCGCCTGGGGCGCGGGCGGCAACCCGGCCTTGAGCTGCTGCTGCAGATTGTTCAGCGCCATCGGGCTGATGTTCGGCAGCTGCGCGACCTGAGGGGCCTTCCACGGCTGAGTGCCGGGGGTGATCGGCGCCTGCGGCTGCGGCTGCTGCACGCCGGCTTGGGGCACCGACTGCTGCGCGAGCGGCTTCGGCCCCCACGGCCCTTGGGCACCACCACCGGGAGGCGGGGGAGCAGCAGGAGCAGCGGGCGTGTTGGGAGGCAGGCGGACCTGAGAGTTGCGGTCGGCGAAGTGTTCAGCGAACGTCTTCGCGGGCGAGCGCATACCGGTGAGGTTGTCGACCATGCGTGAGGCGCCGTAGGTGCCCGCAAGGGCCCCACCGAACAGCGGGTTGCTGGTGCCGAGCAAATGCATGCCCAGCGCCGTCGCTGCCGCACCACCCGCGAGGCGGGCGGGGTTCAGCAGGAAGCCGAGGTTCTTGTCCATGACGCCGGAGACGCCGCCAGCCCAACCACGATTGCTGTGGGAGCCGCGTTCGGCCGCCATGTTGGAGACGTGCAACGTACGCGCCAGCAGAGCCGTATTTGCGCCATCTGGGGCGCCGGCTGTCTCGCTTTCGATACGTGCGACTTCTTCGGGGTTGACCTTCTCTCCACGCTGGAGAGCGCTGAGCGTGTTCTTGGCCTCTTGCGACAGGCTGACCTGCTTGTCGACACTGGCCGCGGAAGCACCCAGTTCATTCTTGAGGTCGGCCACGACACGTTGGTGCGCGGCTTCGTCGACCTTGGCGTTACCGAGGTCTCCGTTGCCGGCAGCTTCCAGGCGCGTGGCGTAATTCTTGGACGCGTCCGCGTTCTCTCCGGTAAACTTGTTGAGGGTCCCGGCTCGAGCTAGGTCTCCGGCCAGGGGAGCCATCGCGTGGGCACCGGACACAACGCCGCCAGTGATGGCAGCGCCACCGAGGCGCGTGGGGTCCACGGTGAGGCCCTGGTCGGTGCCGGCCGTGGTGCCAACCTGATTAGCGAGGTCGGAGGCCGCGCCACCAGCAACGCCAGAGGCTGCGGTGATGCCGGCCTTGGCGAGAGCGTTAGCCGCTGCGGATGCGCCGGCGCCGGCCACTCGGTTGAGGCCAGGGACGAGGCGCGCCGCGGGGATCGCGCCGGCCGCAGAGGCTGCACCGGACGTGAGGTTGCCGATGACCTTATCTGCGGTTGTCGGCGTCTCGTGCCCGTTGTTGGCCGCACGCTCCTTGATGGTGTCACCGGAGGACATGAGCCATCCGGCGCCAGCGGCACCCAGGAGGGCCGCGGGGACCTTCCAGGCGCCAGGGGCCATAGAGGAGGCCACCTTGCCGCCGAGGATGGCGGAGCCCATGCTGGGGACGTTCTCGGCGATGAGCTGGCCCCACTGGCTCGGCTTGTACGGATCCGCGGGGACGTAGTTCGGGTCGCGGGTGTCGTAGCCGCCGCCGATACCGAAGTTCTGCTTGGCGGTCTCGGCGATGCCGTGGGCGGCCTGCGCTACGCCGTGCTTGGCGCCGGCGAGCATGCCCGAGGGCTGCTGTGCCGCCTCTTGTGCCTGGAAGTGGCTGACGCCCGCGAGAGCGGCCTGTTGGTCGTCCGCTTCGATGTGAAGCGTGCGGCCATCTTCAAGGCCGATTTCAAACACGGGCATTGCCGTTCCTTATTTGGGTAGAACTTTGATGGACGTGACGCCCTTGGGGAGCGCTGGGGCCGCCGTGCCGCCTGCGGCTTCGAAGCGGGTGCGCGGCGAGGTGTCGAGCGGGTGCTCTTTCTCCCACTGCGCCTGATGCTCCAGCCAGCCGTCATCCAGCTTACCGTTGGCCTTCTTGTACTTGACGGCCTCTTGCGCCAGAGCCTTCTGGTGATTGTACACGGCCTCAAGCGCGTCCTGATTGGCCAAGTTGACCTCTCGGGTGCGGTCCAAGCCGAGGCCTTGCGAAGCAGAGATGATCTTGTCTTCGTAGTTGGTCGGGTTGGCGCCGAGCGCCTTAGCATGTCCGAGCTGGTTCTCCTTCGCGGCCTGTTCGACCAACTGGGTCGACGTGAGGCCATCGGGATTTCCGCCCATTGAGTACAGCCAGTTCTTCGCTGCCGCGGAGATGTCACCGGCACCGCCGAACGTGACATTCGGGTCCAGCGTGGCCTTGCGCATCCTCTGGATCTTGGAGAGGTTCTGGTCGGCCGTTGCCATCGCCGTGGTGACGTCACCGTAGCGCTCAGCGTCTGCCTTAGCGGCGAGCTTATCGGCCTCGTCTTGGTAGACGTTCTTCTCGGGCGCAGCGTAGTTGCCCTGGAGGGGCTTCATCTGTCCCTTGGAGTTCAAGAGGACCGACTGGCCGTTCGGGAAGGTGTGGATCGACCACGAGCCGGTGTCGCCAGCGACCTTCTTGTTGGCCGCCTGCTGCGCGATGAGCGCCTTTGCGTGGTCAGGGTCGCTGATGCCTGCGAGGGACGAGGCCATGCCCATCAGGGCGTCATAGCTGTTGTCGGAAATCGTCGGCAGGCCAAATAGGCCGGTCTTCTGCGGATCCGCTGCGAGCGCACCGGGGCCGAGCGTGCTGTCAGCACTGAGTGCGGGCATGGGGGTCTTCTCTGTGGGAGCGAATGCGGTCGTGAGGGCGCCTGGGGCGGCATCAGACGCAGGAGCTGCGCCGCCGAACTGATCCATGAGGGATCGCGCGGAGGCCATACGCTGCCCGCGGGTTGAGCCGTCAGAGCGTTCGTAGAGGGCGTCCCAGGCGTGTGCGGCCTCTTCAGGCGTCTTCGCTGATTGGAGCGCGGCGTACGCTTTGTTCTCGGGCCCATCCAGCTCCTGCCGCATGAAGGCCTGCTGGCCCTCGACGGTCTGGTAGTTGGGGAGCTGCTTGAGCCTCGCGAGGCGATCACCACGCCACTGCGCGGTGCCCCAGGCTGTGCCGTTGTCGCCGGTCGGACCCCAAGGGTTGAGGTCCTGGCCACTCTCGTGGACGAGGTTGCCGACGATGCCTGCCGCTTGGTGCGGGGCAAGCCCAAGGCCGCCCGCTTCACGGGGCTGTTGTGCCCAGTTAAGCCATGAGCTGGCGCGTGAGCTTGAACCGTTCATTTATGCGGATGCCTGTGCGTAATTGACCATCTTGAAGCCACTCTCGTGCTCCACGACGGCGTCGGGGTGGACCTCTTCAACGTCCTGCGCCATGAGGCCCATGTGGACCTGCGGCATGCCGTGGTAGCGGAAGGTGTACACGGGGAGCCCGTTGTCGAGCGTGCCCACGCGTTTGATGTCAGTCTTGAGGCGGCGGTCTGAGAACTTCGCTGCGCTGGCAGCAGTGCCCATAAGGCCGCTGATGACATCCCAAGCACCCGGCGTCTTCGTGGTCGTGGAGGTGCCTGTGCTGTTCGAGCCCCAGTTGTTGGAGCCGATGATGCCCATGAGACCCTGAAGGGCAGCATAGGGCGACTGGGTGCCGCTCTGGAATTGAGCCTGCTGGTTGTCGAGGTTCGCCTGCTGAGCCTGCTGGCCGCCAGTGGCGCCTGCGCCGGCCATATTGAACAGGTTGCCCTGGTCGTTGATGGCGCTGCTCGATGCGTTGACACCGGAGTTCGCGGCGGTCGTTCCTGCACCCGCGGCGCCCGTGAGAGCACCGAGAGAGTTGGCGTTGTTCGCGTTGGCGTTCGACGAGGCGAGGTTGAGGCCGTTGCCGTACGCCTGTCCGTAGAGGCTGTTGTAGGTGTTCGCGGTGTTCTCGGCGAGCGAGCGCTGCACCAAGCCCTGGGCGATGCCCGTGCGGGAGCTGTTGCTGTTGCCAGTGATCGCGGCGTTCTGCTCGATGCCGGGCATCGTGACGTCGCGCGCCTGCTCAGTGGCCTGCTGCATGGCGGCCTTGGTCTGAGCACCGATGTTCTGGTTGTCAGCGTACTGGTGCGCCGCGTCCGAGATGGACTGCGTGTTGTTCAGCTTGGTCGGGTCGTAATTCGAGAGGCCGGTAAGGGCACCTTGCGTCGCCGTGGTTCCGGCGTTCTGCAGGTTGGCGCCAGTCGCGGCGGTGCCAGCGGTCGAGGTGCCGTTGCCGTAGCCCATCATCGACTTGAAGACGTTGAGCTGGTCGGGTGTGAACTGCGCGACGAAATCTGTGGGCGCCTGCGCCTGCGAGGCCTGACCGTAAGCGGTCTGGGCCTTGCCGAATGCATCAGTGAGCGCGGCGGCCTGCGGAGCCCACGGGGTCGTGCTCTCGTTCTTGGAGGTTTCTTGAGACGAACCGGGCATTGGGTTCCTAAGTTGTGTGAATGTAGAGAGGGCGCTCAATGCCGTCGTGGCAGAGCACCGTCGAGAATGGGCGCCAGCCCATCAGGGTGACGAACTTGACCCAGCGCGGATCGTCGTGGAGCGGATGGGCGAATAGCGGCGCGGTGACGATACTGCGGAAGACCGCCCAGTCATGTTGGATGCGCCGGAGTGCTGATAGCGACCACTTATGGACGTCGAGGTGGGCGAGGAGCATTTGCGCCCCTGCCTCATCCCGGTATTCGTCGAGTTCTAACGTGCAGTAGTCGGTGTCGTGCGCGACGTGGCGCTCAACGAACTCCATTGTGCCACTTCAGGCGCGGCGCCAGGGCCACGTAGAAGAAGCCCGTGCGGAAGTCCGCGCCGATGTTCGGAAACTGGCCCTCATTGAGATGAAAGGCCCAACGCCTGAACCACGTAAAGCCGCCGCGTCTATGTTCGATGATCATGTGAGCCCGTGTGCTGTGAGGATCGCGCGTATCGCCGAGATCTCGGCGACGATGGTCTTGATGCTCTGCGAGATGGACGCCAACTCAAGTTGGAGATACTGCTGATCCCCGCCGAGCGTTGGCATCGGCCGCGGGATGTACGTGACTGCCTTGGTGGCCATTAGCGTCCGCCTGTGGTCCTGATGTCTAAGTCGAAGCCGGTGAGCGTGAAGGTGCGGTAGTCAGGCCACAGCAGCTTCAGTGCGAGCCATCGGCCCTCGGTGTTCACGTCGACCTTTTGGTTGTCGACGCCGTCGTAGGGCTGGTAGGCGCTGTAGGCCGGCGTGTCTCCATTCGGGTCATCCGAGGAGCCCGCGGCGATCTGCAGGACATTGCCGCCAGTGGTGTCGACACGCGCCTGCGGATAGATGGACCGGAGGAGCTTGTACTGGCGCAGCTCAGCGCCGGCCTCGTCGAGGTCGATGCCTGTGCGCTCCAGATACACCGGGGCGGTGGCGTTCACGTCGACAGGGTAGGGGGCGACAGAGCCCTGGCCGAACACGTCGAAGGCGTAGAGCGACGGCTGGAGGCCGTACGCGGCTGCACCATCGCCAAGACACACGGTGACACGCTTGCCGCCGTCCTCTTGGTCCTGATACGAGCCACCCACTGCTTCGTAGGGTGCAGTGACGGTCGTGTAGGTGAGCAGGTTGGACACCGGGCCGTCGTCGAACGAGAAGATCGACGGCATGTCGTCGAACGTCCAAGTCTTGTTGGTCAGATTGTAGACCGCGGCGCGATTGCAGCCGCTGACGTTCTTGTACTTGACCAGCTGGTCGCCAGAGACGTAGCCGAAGGAGATCTCGTTGAGCCGCGGGTTGAACTGAACCCAGCACTTGTCAGACTGCGCAATGTTCAGAGAGCCAAATATGTAATCGCGGGTCTGCTCGTCGCACAGGCTCTCCTCGGAGATGCCGTCGTGCATCCAGATGTCGTCGATGCCGAAGCAGTAGTTCTTGCCGTCCAGCTCAAGCGAGCAGTTCGTGTTCAAGACGCCCTTAGCGGACGAGAGCTTCGTGTACTGGTAGACTTGGATGGATCCATCGGCGTGCATGCGCCATGCTTCGCGCTGACCGTAGATGATCAGGTCGTTCCCCAATTGGCACGCGTCGGTGATCTCACCGTCCATTGCCTGGAGGATGTTCTCGGTCGCGAGCGTGGCGGGGTTCGTGATGTCCCAAGAGGCGGGGTACTGGCCGTTCTGCACGATGGACGAGGTCTTGACCATCGTCGGGATGCTGGTGGCGCCTTTGGTCACGTTGAGCGCGACGACGGCGCCGCCGCACTGAGCGATGATCTTAGCGGTCCACGTCGGGTCCCACTTGTCGGCCGTCGTGGAGTAGGTGACCGCGCTGATGTCCTTGAACTTGGTGTCGGTCGGGAGCAGGAACCACGGCGGGCGGCCCTCTCGGTTCACGTAGACCAAGTTGCCAATGGTGTACGAGGTCCAGTTCGCCTCAACGACGCTGGGCACGTAGCCTGTGGGGGAGTAGTCGGTCTCGACCCCGTTGGCATAGTAGTAGACACGGCCAGACTGGTAGCCGAGGAAGAGGTCGTTGTTGCTGCTGCCGATGCCGGCCGTGAAGGCGTAGCGGGGGTTGGCTTCCGCCAACGGCTGCTTCACAGCTCTGAACACCGGAGCAGGCGTAATCTTGCCGTTGCGGAACCTTACGTTAACACCAGCAGAGAAGGCACCAATCGGAAGGCTGTAGGGATCCTGGTCTGTAACAATGCCTTTAGAGGCAAGGTCTCTTAGACGAACGATAGGCAACTTAAGAAATCCTTAGGAGATCCTAAGGTAACTTAGGAATATCTGAATTATGATAATTGATGAATTGCCCTTGGGAGTACGGAAGGAGACCTTAGGAAACTTAAGTACCTAAGGCCCCCTTACCCCCATGGTCCGCGGCGACCGATGCGAAAGCCTCTAGGGCTGACGCCACCAGTAGGCAGCGTCGGACAGCAGGTTCGCGATGACCTGCACGACACCTTGCGGGAAGGTGAGTACGATCATCAGCCTGCGGACCCATCGGCGCTTGTAGGATGAGATGTGCGGTAGAGCGATCATTAGGTCTTCACTGCAAATATGAAGGACATCGCCTCGGGTCGCGTCTCGGTCGTGCCAGTGTTCGCTGGAGTGCTGACCACGTGATTGTGCGTAGCAGATCGGCCTGACGTGGTGCCGCTGAAACTGTGCGCGTGGTCGAGGTTGACGGCGCTCGTGGTGTCGCTGACGTCTTGCGTGGCGACCGTCGCTGAGGCCGTACCATCCTGATGGATGAGGCCTCCACGCCGCGTGTAGCTGTGCGAGTGGACGGCGTTCTGGTTCATCGCGCCAGTCGTGCCGGAGAACGTGTGCGTGTGCTCCTGCGGTTCAGCCGCCGAGGTCGCGTCGGGATGCGTATGCGGACCCACGGTGTTCGCCTGCGCAGTGCGCGCGGCAACCGCGGCTGTACGCGAGCGCGGGAAGCGGCCCGCGGTGTACATGTCGTCTAGCGTGAACGTGCTGCCAACACCGACACCGTTGAAGAAGTCAGCGAGGTCCGGGTAGTCAACGCGGTTGTAGGTCGCGCCGTTCAGCTCAAGGTAATCCTTGCCTGTGTCAGCCGTGACCTTGCCGAGGCCCGCGGGCTCCTTGGGGAACATGAAGACCGCGCCGACCGGGAGGGCTCCCTTGAGCTTGCCCCCGGCCACCGACATCACGCCCGCAGCGGACCTGTAGAAGCCCAGGGTGGGCTCGGCAGCGAAGGCATACGCCGGCTTGGTCGAGGTGCCGGCCGCAGGGATCAGCTGGTTGTCGGTGTTCGTGAGCTGGCCTGTGTGGGCGAAGGAGGCCTTCAGGGCCGCCTTGATCAGGCGCATGTGGTCGTCAGCATTGCTCAGTGGATCAGATGCCGCTGGGTTGGACGTGACGAGGTCCGAAACGTAGGTGGCAGTCTCTAAGGGCACCTGGGGTTCCAATGGGTAGGGTGGTCAAGATGAGGCACATCAATCGGCGCCTCTGGTGTATAACGTGGTTGATAAATGCCATAAACCATTGATATTGCTACATATGCACACAACAGACACAATTGGGCCCCAATGTTGCCCTGATGGGGCCCGCGGATGGGACCCGAGGTCTGCGGTGATCGATGGGACCCTATGGGACCCGTTGGGGGCCCCAGGAAGACACCGCAGCCGCAAGCTCCGCCGCCGCCGCCCTTTAAGCCGAGAAGGCTTGAAGTCGGGCCGGGGTTTGGCCTGAAAATAGGGTCCGGTGGCCGAAAGGGGACCCGTTGATTGCCCTAGTCCCCCGCTGCATTACCCCGCAACCCTTCTATCCCCTTGGCTTCATTGGTGATCGCCCGGTTATCATAACCGACATGCGGTCGACCACGGGCCTATGGGCCTGCCGATCCCGGCGGCGCGACGCCTTGCGGCCGGGTTAGGGCGGCGGGGAATATCATCCGGGTATAATCTACCTGATGATAGGGCCGGATCGGGTGTTATAGTGTAACGTAGCGGGTGGGGTGTCCGGCCTTATATGGGCGACCACAGCTCAATAGGCCCTAGGAGCCCCAGCGAGCCCCGTGGATGCGTTAGTTTCCAATCCGGCTACCAGCCTAGCCAACGATCCCCACGCCTCCCAGCGCCTCCCTATGGATGCGCTAGACGCATAGCAGCCATGTCATTTCGTCGGATTGACACGGCGGGCCTAGCGTAGCCAAATGCGTTGACACAAGACGGCAATTCAACACTAGGCACTAAGGAGCACAGGGCGACCAAATGACCAAAGTTCACACATTCGAGACCACGGGCGAGGCTTACGACGCGTGCCAATGTTCGGACGATATCGCCAATGGGGACACGCTCCTGATCCCGTCCGAGGGCGTTGTGGGTATCGCCGACACGTGGCCGGTCGCGGTTACGTTCGCGTTCGGCAAGCTCCACGCTCCGGGCGAAGGTTACACGGTGGGTGCAGCCCTGGAGGGCCGCGAGGCCGCTGCGGGCATCCATCATGCCAAGGTTATCGCCGAGCAACACGGCTTTGAGATTAGGGCCTGATCCCATGGCCTTCATTCGCAAGCTGCTTTGCGCCCTGATCGGCCACAACAATCGCGGCGATGATACGTGGGGAGGTTACGGCCACACGTGCCAACGTTGCGGCAAAAACGACTACTCAATCCATGACATGTGAAAGGCCTAAGCCAATGTCACGCACGCAACAGCAAGTAATCATCGCGGCAATCCGCAAGGCCGAATTGGCCGCATACCGCACAGGCGCGTCTAGCGCCGCCCACAACGGCAAGTGAGCAGGGGCACACAATGAACGTAATCGGTACACATGGCGCATTCACTCGCGAAAGCGATGGGCGCCTTAGCGGGACGGTGATCACCATTCATCGCCCAAGGCGTGACGGAAAGTATCCCGTTGACTACGCCTTTGGCACAAGCGGAAAGCGCTTCCGCAAGCTATTCACGCTAGACCAGTGTCAAGCGGCCGTCGTGTCTGTCGCAAAGCCAGCCTAGCGCAAGGTCTCCACACGATACCCGAATGGCCCGCG